TTACCACGGGAAGTGCTTGGTCCTATGGGGTTTCATAACCTCCATGATAGCTGCTTCCACACCATCAGTATATTTTCCTTCCTCTAAACGCTGATTGCGGAGATCATTTAAGGCATGGCGAAGAACCCTCTGTTCATCAGAAGTGATTTCCATCCTCTTTTCTTTCAGATCAAAATCCCAGAGTTTTAAACCCATTTGTCTTGCCTCTTCTGATTCAGGTCCTTTTTTCCGGTAAAGACTCAGCAATGCATCTGACATCATATTTCTTCTGGTTTCTTTCATTTCGATATAATATTTTGTCATATATGACACCTGCCTTTCTTACACCAACCATATCACACACGTTCCGCAATAGCTATCACAAATCCAAGTCTCCATGCTGTCCCCATCTGTATGTCTGGTCGTATCCGTGTGAGTCATCTCCGGCCCATGCTTCCATCTGTTGTACTGCTTTTTCTATCTTGCTCATTTCTGCTCCTTCCTTGTCGTATTCAGTGAGTTTGTACTGAGTGATCAGTTGGTAGTTGCTTTCGACGTATGTGCTCGATGTGGCATATCCGTCGTTTTTGATTGTCTGCAGGTATTCCTTCGGATCCGTGATTCCTCGCAGATTCTGGTACCTCTGCAGCTGGATAAATTCAAAGTATCCCTTGACGCCTTCCTCCATGCTGTCGTAAACCCTGAAGTTATCCTTGATGGTCGTCAGGGTTCCTGGCTGGTATTCCTCCTGGGTGGTGAGGTTGACGCTCTTGCCGGTCCATTTGGATCCGCATTTCAGTCCGAAGTAGTTATGATACTTCGCGGCCAGCTTGCTCTCTCCCCATCCGGATTCCAGGATCGCCTGGGCGATGATTGGGCTATGCACGAGGATGCCGTAAACGTAGGCGTACTTCTGTACGTTCTTTGCGATCTCCTCGATGAATCTCTGCTGTTTCTCTGTGATTGCCATCTTGCATACCTCCTAAATAAAAAAGGGCAGCCTGGTGGCCGCCCTGGGTGCTTTGTGCTTCTTATTCCTCTGAATCGTCGGATCCAATGTTTGCGGAGTCGGTGAGTCCTTCTCCGATGATGTATGCCACGACGGATGCTCCGGCCATGATGAGTGCCGTTACCTGTGTGGCTGTGTTCTCAGCGCCTCCTGTGGCTACGATCATCATTGATACGAATGATGCCACTGCTGTCCAGAGTTTTCTGCTTGTCAGTTTTCTTTTCCAGTCGATGTTTTTCATGATGTTTGTTCTCCTTCCTCGATGATATGTTTCAGTGCTTGCTCGTTCAGAAAGTTCTTTTGTTCGTGCTTGACCTTCTGAGCGTAGTCCAGGGCTGCGTGCATGTCTCCATTGCAGTGTGCATCCGGGATCCTCTGCACGGCTCTGGCTGTGGCTTCTCCGAGCGCTATGGCCGCGTTCACGCTGTTGATGATGCAGAGCTCGTTCTTCTCTCTGATCTGTTCGCGTTCGTCCAGCTGTTTCTGGCGTTCCTCGCGTTCCTCTTTTTCGTTGTCCGCACGCTTCTTGAGATTCTGCTCGATGAGCCAGAAACAGAAGCCTGTGAACGCGGACGGAATGCTGGCGGCCACGACGATTGTTGTCATGTCCATTGGTTCCTACCTCCCTCCTGCATTTAATTTGTTGCAGCTTCTGCATGGCTGCTGGCCTGCCGGAATAAAATAAGCCACGCACTCGCCGCAGGTACCGAAGTACCGACAGCTTTCCGTGCATGGCTCGTATGTCCTTCTGCAGGTGTTATCTGGATTCCGGTGCAGACACTGGAACCTCTGGCTCTTTCTTTGAGGCGATGATCTCCTGCATTTCTTCATCTGTGATCCATCCTCTCTTGACTGCGTTCTTCAGCATTGCTTCGGACGCGCGTCCTTCCTGGTATAATCTTTTCAGTCTTTCATACATTTTACTCACCTCCAAGAATCGCGAGCGTGATGTCGTCGACGCTCTGGTTGATCGACTCGATCTGAGCCTGCTGCTTTGTGACGGTCTTCGTCAGGATTTCCAGCTCTGATGGCTGTTCTCCGGATGCTTCCGCCTCCTTGGCGTTCTGGATCCAGGTCTCTGTGTCTGCTGCGACTGCTGCAGCGAGGCCTTCTCTGTAGATCGTGTCTACCGTGTAGCGGTCAAATGTGAAGTATTCCTGTGGCTCCTGGTCTTCTCCTGAAGCCTGGCGTGTGAATGGTCCCTGGACATTGTCATATAAAATGACGGTGCAGGATCTTCCTTCGATTGGCGGGAGCGCCTCAATTTCAAACTGCGACGCAGGCCTGATGTTGCTTTCTGTCTTCATCAGCGATTACTCCTTTCAGATGCTTAATATTAACAAACGGCCGCACCCACTTCTCGTAGAAGCGCTGGCTGTCTGAATTCACGATATATCCGATGTATGAAACCATGGCGTGCGCGTTCCGGATGGATGCGTATGCAGCTCTGGCGATCGTCCTGGCTTTCCGGCTGATCCTTAGCATGATCGACTTCCTGATGGTTGTCTTGTTCGGATGGAACTTGAAACCTAAGAAGTCAAGCGGGCGCTTGCTCAATATAAAGACCTGCCAGTTGTCCTTGACGGTCTGCTTCGTGGCTTTTACTTCGGCTTCGATGAATTCGAGAGCTTTGTGCAGTCGTCGTTTGCTTGAATCAAACAAGACCATGTCATCCACGTATCTCACGTTGTGCGCGGCTCCGGTTTTCTCGGCGACCTTGTGGTCGATGTCCTGAAAGAAAAAGTTGCAGAACCATGGCGAGGTAAAGAGCCCGACCGGGATGCCTACCGCATCGGTCTCCGGCAGCAGTCTTTCGTGCGTGGCCATCGGCTGTTGAAAGCTCGCGATGATCCGATCTGCCAGGCGTAGGAACTTCTTATCTTTTATCCTGCGTTGCAGCTTCTTCCGGAGTTCTTCGTGGTTCATGGTTGGATAGCACTTTCGGACGTCCAGCTTCAGGACGTATTTGGTATGCTTCGGATCCTTCCTGATCCACTTCTCGATCGCGGTCTTTGCTCCGTGCGTTCCTTTTCCCGGTACGCATCCGCAGCTGAACGGATAGGCGCTATGCAGAACGATCTGTTTGAAAATGCGAACGAATGCGTGGTGCACACACTGATCCGGCCGGAATCGCGGGATCGCGATGTCTCTGGTCTTCTTCTGAATGCCATCGTTGATTCGTCGCATTGTGTACTTGGCCGGTATGAAGGTTTCCTCATCCAGCATCCTCTGCAGCTCCAGCGCGTGTCCATCGATGTCCTCCAGGACCTTCTGGACCTCTTTGCGCTTCCGCTTATGTCTCGCCGCGTCCTTGATCGCTTCCTTCAGGTTGTCGATGTCTCGGACGTGCTCGAATAAGTGACCGACTCGCTTCGTGTATTTGATTGGTGGTAGCTTGTCTTGCTTTTGTGTATCTTCCATGAATGGCTATCTCCTTTCAGACTCTCTTTGTTAGCCTCGCTGACTTTCCAGCTCCATTCCTGGCGTACTAACCAGCGCCATTCGCGGCCTATTTTTACCAAGGGGTAAGGAAGCGCACCTGCGGCATTATCTTAACGAATAAATCGATGATGCCATAAAAATCGAGAATCTAACAAAGTGGGCGACCGCCGATGTTCCAGTTCAGATTACCCGTACCGTTGTTACAGTTCCGGTAGAAAGGTCCGGCATTCGTACCGTTGTTCACGTTAGCGCCAGAGATCACCAGCCGCGCGCAGTTGCGCTCCCTATATTTAGTTTTATTTATTGGCAGCAGGCGCCTTCGTCTTTGCGCCTGCCTATTTTTCAGTTATGCTGCCGGTAGTTCCGGGGGATAAAGTTCCCCCGGTCCCCCTTTAAATGGCAGCCTTGCGGCAATGAGGGCGACCGCCGAAGTCCCAGGCCAGACTACCCGCACCGCCGCCACAGCTCCGGTAGAAAGGCCCGGCATTCGTACCGTTGTACGCGTTAGCGCCAGAGACCACCAGCGTTCCTCCTTCGGAGGAATAGTAATAGTCTCCGACGTAGCTGTCTGCTCCGCCTCCTACTTCTACCGGCATTTCGTACTCCGGATGCAGGCTGTCGAATCCCATCTTTTTGATGAAGCCTTCATTTGTCGCGCATACGTAGCCGAGCTTCTGATAGTCTCCGGTGTATGTGTCGTCTGCGTAGCTTGCACGCTTATTGCAGCAGTAGTGCTGGCGGTTCTTGATGTTGACTCCGTCACGGAACTGCCATATGTTTCCGAACCAGTCCTCGATCCATAAGAAACGGACCGCACGTCTTGAGCCGAGCTTTGCTCCTGTTGGCCCTTCGGGATCCTCCAGGCATCCGTTCGGACATTTCATCGCGGTTGTTTCGCCGGTCTTCTGAGCGCATGACCAGATTACATTTCCGACCGCGATATCCACCGGATCTCCGTCAAAGTAGATTTCTGTCGCTGCTTCCACCTCTGTTGATGCCTTAAATGCTGTGATCGTTCTGCCCCATAATACTGAATGATTCCAGAGCGCTGTTCCGATGGCGATCTGCTGGCCTACGAAGAACTGCGCAGCTCTGTCACTTGCGATTGTGATGCAGTTGGTTCCTGTCTTGGCTTTCAGAGCCTTGTCGTCTCCATTCTCTCTGAATCCGGTACGTCCTGCGCCGAGGATTCTCTGCGCCTGGGTTCCTGCGAACATGATGATAAACAGATGGTCGAGCAGGAACATGTTCCATACGTCGTCAAGCTGCCAGCCTTCGCCTTTGTTGCGGCTGCGGGTTCTGAAGGTTGACCTGGTTACCTCTGTGAGCGGTGTCGCTCCGGCAATCGAACGGATGACGTCCTTGGCTCCTGTGGCTGCATCTTTTCCTGCGGATCCGTTGAAGATCGGGATGTAGATCTTGTCGCTAATGCTGCTTCCGTCTGTGAATGCAGGGTTGACGTGCAGGCCATCTACCGGTGCAGATGATACCCAGCGGTATTCCCACTCTACTCCGTCGCTATCCGTCTCAAAGTAGCGGGATGTATAGCAGAGCGGCATTTCCAGCATGACGTCTCCGTTATCTCCGGTCCAGGAGAAGTTGGCGTCTCCCAGGTATGCGGTGACTTTTCTGTCTTCTGAAAGGTTGCACGGTCTGCAGGCATTGTATGGATATACCGACTTCATGAAGTCGTTCTGGACGTCTCCGGTTCCGACTGCTGCCTTGGCTGTAAGGCCGACAGCTCCACCGAGTCTCTCCCAGCTCTCTGCGCCGCAGCTCTGCTGGCCGACTTTCTTCCTGGCTCCGTATTTCTTCACGGCTGCCTGTTCGATGATGGTTACTCTGTCTGCCAGTGCTTCTAGGTCGCTCTGCAGCGCCAGGCCTCCTGCGGTCACGATTGTGACGCTTGATGCGTTGGCTACCTCCAGGTAGTAACTCATGGAAATGACGGACGGGATCACGCCATTGTATGCTGGCATGTAGTCGCTGGTGCTTGCGGTTGCGATGCTGTATAAGATTTCGCCATCGTCCGGATCCTGTGCAAAAATACCGAACTCGCGGATTTCGTATCCTGATTTCAGGACGTCCGTGTCGCTGGTCTTATTTGTGATCGCTACCTTCAGAACGAGTGTACTTCCGTTCTGGATCTCTTTGCTGTGGATTGGCAGTGTCTGCACCGGTGCCTTGAGTGACGTTCTGGTGTCTGTTGCCTCTCCGGAGCTGTACTGGCCGGATCCGGTCTGCGCCTTCGTGATTTTGATTGTGCATCTGCCCGCCTGGGCTTTTGCCAGGAGCGCTTTTCCTTTTGTGGTCAGTTTACTTGGATTCCAAATAAGCATTGATTTATTCCTCCTTTATGACTGTTGTTGTCTGATAGTCGATGTTTGCTCTCATGGCTGCTCTTTCGCTTTGTGAGAGGTCCGCTTTGCCGGTTTCTGCGTTCAGCGCGTGGGTGCTTTCCTCTGATGCATTGGCTGGCCCGACATCGATGGTGCCGGATGCCTCCGTGGCTCCCTGATTATCATTCAGGACGTATGTGCTTCCTTCGGTGCCGGTTGCACTTGCGATAAATGCTCCGGCCGTAGCCTTGACGTCTCCTGCTGTGGTATTCAGAGCGTAGGTCTCTGTAACCGGTGCGGCGACTGCTGCCACGTTCATTCCTTCGGTTACGTCTGTATCTGATATCTCGTGATTGCTCACGGTGCATTCATTTATTGCTGTGATGCAGGTGGCCATGGTTGCTGCTGAGTGGAGTTCTCGCAGCACGGTCACCCTTCGGATGTGGGACTTTGAATTCTTAACCTTTTTAATGACCGAGGTCAGCTCGTTGATGATGTCCTTTGTCATCAACGCCTCCGTCTCCACATCGAATGTGTTCGCTTCGATCGGCGGCTCAGTAAAGTCGAACCACTCGATCAGTCTCACATCGCCTCCGAACACCGAGGCGATCAGTTCCTCTGTTGCTTTGACTGTTCCGGCTTGTGTATACCACTTGAGCGTGTTCTTTATGATTGAGCGCTTTGTCTCGATGTCTGCGCCCTGGTCGTAGTACATGGCTCGCATCTCCACGGCCAGGTAGTCCAGCGTGGATTCTGCCAGGTGGTCGATGTCGCAGGAGCTGCCTACGCCTGCAGCTTTTTCCAGCATTCTAATAATTGCCATGTGCAGCGCGTAGCTTATGCTCTTAAATTCCGGACTTGTCTCATCCGGCCAGAGGTCTGCGAGCTCTCCGTTTCTAATATCAATCATCCTCAACACCTCCGTATGTCACGTTCTTGCTTGTGCAGTACGCGATGGAAGTGCCGCCGATCTTCTGAAAGACCGGACTCTTAATCTCTACTCTCTTGGCTCCTGCTGCAGTCACTCTCTTGATCAGCTCTGAGCTGTTGATGTCTCGGCCGATCTTAGACTGCTGCCAGGTTACGAAGTCATCCACTGCCTTGGCGACCTCGCTCTGTATTGTTGCCACGGATCCTGAATCTGAAGAATTGATATAATAGGTCAGGCTGATGCTGTAATTCACCGCTGTTGGCGCCTTCACGACGACCTTGTCAGTCAGCGGCCGGATGTTCGGATCCGTGATGTACTTTGTCAGCCCTGTGATCATCTCCTGGCTTGGGATTCCGTCATCCATCAGGAATACGATGTCTACCTCGCCTGGGTTGTCACTTGAAACCTTGACGTCTGCGATGGTGCTGTTGTAAGTCTTTACCCAGTAGATATATGCTTCCTCGGTTCCTGCTGTTGAATAGCGGGACGGTGCGATGTAGATTCTGTCCTTCAGGGATTCGTCGCTCTCCGGATCCGCGCCGCCATCTGTTTCCGTGATGTTGGTCACGCTCTCTATGTACGGGATCGGATCCACGAGTGTCTGGATGGCTCCCTCATGGATTCCATTCAGATCTACGCCGGTCTCGATGGAAGTGCAGGCCACGTCGACTGTGGTCTCTCCTGCTTTAATCTCCGCATACTCATCGGTCGTGAAGTACGCCTCGCCATCCGTGACTCTGGTTCCGGCCGGGATTGCTATCGCTCCGGTCTGCGCCTCTGAAAGTGTGAAGCGCATCGTCACGGTCGCTGGCTTGGCGGCAGTTCTCTCGATGCCCTTGAGCGCTGCCAGGTTGTCCAGGAAGGCTCCGAATGCGTACTTGAGAAGGTTCTGCTTTCCGGCTCTATCGACGTACATGTACATCTGGTAAATCTGCACGCTGCAGGCGTATAAGATCAGGGCGATCGGTTCGCCTCTGTCCAGCACGGTTTCTTCTCCGGTTTCCTCCATGTATTTGTCCTGGTAGTCCTGGAGCATCTGCTTCTGGATTCCATCCAGGTTGATGTCTTCATCGATGAAGCTGACGTCCGGGAGTCTCTCGATCTGTTCGATTGCCATGCTCTTTTTACCTCCTTCCTAAGTAAATATCTAGCTCCAGCACGCCTTCTTCGTCCTGGGTTCCTTTTATGTCCTGAAGCTCCAGGCTTGGTATGTATTCGTCCATCGCCTCTGCGAGCTCCACTGTGATCATGTTGATTGCGTCCGGCCCTGGCATGTCAATAAAAATCTGTGTAAGACCGTATCCCCGGCTTCCAGGGATAGATCCTTTTCTTGTGATCATCATTGCTTCGATGATGTCGTTGGCCAGTTCCAATTCATCCGGTTCGATGGAACCGTCCGCGTCTTTGATCTGGTTAATTCTTATAAAAGCCACTTAGATTCCCTCCCTTATGAATATTCCATGAATGTGACGTCGATCTTAGCTTTCACAAGCTCGCCCTTGTTGTAGATCGTGTTCCAGGCCTCCGATGTTGCTGTGATTGCCATTTTATTGGAGCCCATGATTTTGCCTCCGATAACCAGGTATTCCACCTGTCCGCTCCGGTTGGCTTTCCGGATCTTCTCGACCGTGCTTCTTGGCTTCACGCCATGCTCTGCAGATAGCGTGATGGTAAGAGTGACGCCCATTGTATCCGGACCGCTAAATTCTCCGCGCGGCACGTTCTGAAGGATGTTGTGCTTCGTCCATCTGGAGTCCTGCGATACCTTGATGTCTTTAGCTGTCAGGATCTTCTTGCTATTGACCTCGAATATCAGATCTGTGCCCCAGCAGCCGAGTGTTCCTTTTGCTTTTGCACGGTTCTTTGATTCGTCGGTCTTCTTCTTGGTGTCTGTTTTCTTTTTGCTGTTAGCTTTTTTCGTCTTTGGTTTTTTGGCCGGTTTCTTCTTGGCAGCAATGCTGGCCACGGTCTTCTTTTTCTCTGCGACCGTTTTCAAGTATTGGCCATAAGACCAGCCCCATCTTCCTTTGTATTTTACGTGGTACCATCCGCCTTGCTTTTTCCCATCTCCGGATACTGTGGTTCCGTATGGCATTGCTGTCAGGATGGTTCCGTTCGGCTTGCTTCTCACGCGGAGCCCCGACCTCGCTGTGACTTTGTATGTCGCCATCTGAATACCTCCTATCCTTTGATGTGATTGATGATTTCGGCCGCGGTGATGCTTCCGCTCTTTGTGGCCAGTGTGATCCTTGAAGCGTCGAGCGTGATTGCTGGCGCGTGAATCTGCAGCGAGCCTCCTGAATACTGCAGGAAGGCTTCACCGATTGCCTGCGCTAGGTCTTTTCTGTATACGCCCTTGCCGCTGACCGGTGGTCTGTGGCTGCTGTTCCAGTACGTCCCGGCCACGATTCCCATCGCGGATCCGTTGGAAAGATGAACGACCAGCACGCTGGCTCCGACCTTCGGCATCTTGTATTCATCGTTGAATGTTAAATAAGGGAGGTCGTCGGTCACGGAATTGTCGAGATCCGGATATGTGACCTTGATCATTCCGCTTCCGTAATCAACGGACGAGACCTTCCCGATTCTGATGGTTCTGTCTGCCAT